TGAGAGCTTTATAGCTATAGATCCGAAATTTTACAGACCAGCAGAAGTTGAATACTTGAGAGGCATTCCCACGAAGGCAGAACAAGCTCTTGGATGGAGCAGAGAAATAGGCTTTAAAGACCTTGTACATCAAATGTTAGAAAGTGATATTGCAAATGAGAAGAAAGAGGAGGCCAAAGAAGTCTGGGTGGCGACATAGATCTTCCCGAAACATGTCAGATCCGGCCTATGCAAACTTTAGAAAAGAAGTAAGGAAGAGGGATGGAAATAAGTGCCAATGGCCTTCTTGCGGTTCAAAAAAGAGCCTACAAGTTCACCATATAAGAAAGTGGTCAGATTTCCCCTCCCTTAGATTCGACGTTCTTAACGGAATAACACTGTGTAGAAAGTGTCATAAGATAGTTACTGGAAACGAGGAGATATATTCTGAATTTCTAATTAAACTTTTAGAGCATCAGGCCCTAAGAAAACTAAACAAGAAGAAGAATAAAGATGAGTAAATTTACAGTCATTCGAGATACCAGAGAAAAAAAGGGCCACGGCTGGTGGTTTGATGATAATGCGTATTGCGAAGGGACAATAGTACAGAAGGTGGAGATAGGAGATTATACCATCCAAGACATGGAACATCTACTATGCATAGAGAGAAAAGAAAGCACTGCGGAATTTGCTAAGAATTGTGGGGAAAAAAGATTTCACAGAGAGCTTGAAAGAATGGCCTCCTTCAGACATCCATTTTTATTGTTTGAGTTTGGGTGGCATGAAATAGAAAGCTACCCTAGAGGTTCCGGTATACCCACAGCAAAATGGAAAAGTCTAAGGATTAAAGATAAGTATATGATGAGAGTTATATCTACAGCAAGACTACAGTACGGGGTTCATGTTATCGCGTGTGGAGACAAGAAAAGGGCAGAGGACACAGCGTTTACAATAATGAGAAAAGTCTATGAACTCTACGCCTGATATCAATGCCCCTGAAAACGCTTGGCTCGGAATAAGCTCCGATGACATGGAGAACTCCAAGAACCCTCTTTTGGATCTATCCACTGAGCAGTCGGAGAATATCCATCTACATATTCTCTCCCTGATGAAAAACCCCGACTATTTTCAGTGGACCACTAAGGTAATGCTGAACATAGATCTTTTACCAATTCAAACAGCTATCCTCAAAGAGCTTTGGATTAGATCATTCCCAATGTATACAGCAAGCCGTGGCTTTGGAAAGTCATTCTTGTTAGCTGTGTACTGTCTGATTAGATGCTTGCTTATACCGGAAACAAAAATAGTGATAGTGGGCGCTGCATTTAGACAGTCTAAGGTAATATTTGAGTATATGGATTCTATTTGGAGAAACGCCCCGCTACTACAAAGCGTTTGTTCTGACAGTAGTGGTCCAAGAAGAGATGTTGACAGATGTACCATGAGAATAAATGACGGATGGGCAATGGCGGTTCCCCTAGGAGATGGAACTAAGATTCGTGGACTAAGAGCGCATACGATCATTGCAGATGAATTTAATAGTATCCCAACCCATATTTATGAGACGGTTGTTGCTGGTTTTGCTGCTGTTTCTAGTAACCCAACCCAAAACGTAAAAGAAGCGGCTGCAAGAAAAAAGCTGCAAGAGCTGGGGCTGTGGGAGGAAAGGTTTGAGGATGTATACAAAGAGAAGCGAGCCAACCAGTCCATTATATCGGGAACAGCGGGTTACGAATTTGAACCATACGCATCTTATTGGAAAAAGTATAAGTCTACGATTCAGAACAGAGGCGACTTCAAAAAGGTAGCCGAAGAAGCTGGAGAAGACCCAGACGATGTTCCGGACTATATGAAAAGACTGGACTGGAAGAACTTTTCTGTAATTCGCATTCCATATGAGCTTATACCGGAAGGCTTTATGGACGACCAGCAAGTAGCAAGGGCTAGAGCGACCATGCACAATGGTATTTATCAAATGGAGTATGGGGCTTGTTTCACATCCGATAGTCAGGGCTTTTTCAAAAGAAGTCTGATACACTCCTGTGTTTCCAATGATGCTAATTGCGAACAAGCAGGATGGCCAAGCTGGGCCCCCACACCCTTTGATACAACAACAGCCGGGTCTTCGGGAATGTCCTACGTGATGGGAATTGACCCCGCCTCAGAACAGGATAATTTTGCCATTGTTATAATAGAATTAAGGCCGGAACACCAAAGGGTAGTTTATACTTGGAGCACAAACAAGAAAGACTTCCAAGGAAGAAAAAAGATAGGTCTAACCGACAGTCATGACTACTATAGCTTCTGTGCTAGAAAAATTAGAGATTTAGCAAAGACATTTCCCTGTGTTCGTATAGGCATAGACTCTCAAGGTGGAGGATATACCATAGCAGAATCATTGAGAGACTTAGACAAGCTACAGGAAGGTGAAAGACCTATATATGAAATAATAGAAGACGGAAAGTCCAAGGACACAGACGACTTAGCGGGAGACCACATATTGGAGCTAGTTAACTTTGCCAGTGCCGTTTGGACTTCTCAAGCCAATCACGGAATGAGAAAAGACTTAGAAGACAAGGTATTGCTATTCCCACGATTTGACACTCTAACACTAAGCCTAATGACCGAGAAAGATAAAATATTTTTCAACGAAATGAAACAAAAAACAGGAGAAACAGACGCCCTCAGGCTCTATGATACATTAGAGGATGGCGTTATGGAAATAGAGGAATTAAAGGATGAGCTGTCAAGCATTGTAATGACCGTAACTCCAGCAGGAAGAGAAAGATGGAACACCCCTGAAATAAAGCTTGAAACTGGAAAAAAGGGGAGGCTTAGGAAAGACCGCTATAGCGCCCTAGTTATAGCGAACATGATAGCAAGGACCATACACAGGCAACTACCTGTTCCAACCTATCAGTCCATAGGAAGGATCGCTGGCAAGTCAGTGTCTAGAGAACAAGGCGAAAACATGTATGTTGGTCCAGAATGGGCTAAGGAATTCAACCAGAACACATGCTTCGTCATAAAAAAGGAGAATCAATAACTATTGGTGTAAAAACAATAGGTATTGTTTGAGAATCTAATATGTATCGGAGAAAAAGTGGCTAAAAGACGTTACCCCAAGAGCAGCGAAAACAACATCCCTGAAGGAGCTGCCTATGTCAGTTGGGACTCAAGCGACCCAAAGGAGCGAGATAAGGCGTTAGCTAGCTATAGCGATGCCGTTTCGGAGATTAGCTACGCAAGCTTAGGTTCAAGAACAAGAGACTTCTCTGACCTAACAACCAGTCTTAGCGGAAGACCCGGATTAGGGCAGTCTGACTTCGACTGGTTTCGTCCGGGCCAAGCGGTTCCCAACAAACCTAAAGATATAATAGCTTTTGCAAGATCAGCCTATCGAAGAATTGGACTAATAAGAAACGCTATAGACCTTATGGGAGATTTTGCCTGTCAAGGAATAAGGTTAGTTCACCAGAACCCTCGGATAGAAAAATTCTACAACGATTGGTTCAACAGAACAAGAGGGAAATTTGTTTCGGAGAGAATTTGCAACCTCTTATTCAGAGAAGCTAACGTTCCGATTAGAATGAAAACAGCGAAATTAAGTAAGAGTAAGCGTCTGGAAATGCAGAAATCCGTTGCTTCTCCTGACATGCAAGCAGTTCTGAATCACAAGTCATTTCAAAAGGGAGAACTTCCTTGGCAGTACATATTCCTAGACCCCCTCTTGATAGATCCCGTAGGGGGAAGTATCTCTAATTTGGTTGGCTCAAAGCTTTACAAAATGCAGTTGCCACCCTCTTTGAGAAGATCAATTAAGAAGCTACAAAATAGCCCAAATCAAGCTGAAAGATCCTTGCTACAGCAGGTTCCTGACGAGATACTACAAGCGTCCGAAACATCTAAGGGAATATTATTACCTCCAGACAAAACCTTCTTTCTTAATTACAAGAAGGACGATTGGCAGGAGTGGGCAGATCCAATGACCTACGCTTGCTTTAAGGACCTTTTGCTTTATGAAAAGCTAAAACTTGCAGATCAAGCAGCTCTAGACGGCGCAATTTCGAAGATCAGAGTTTGGAAGCTTGGAAGTCTAGATCACAAACTAGCCCCCACTTCGACCGCAGCAGCCTCGCTGGGAGAGATATTGGGAACAAACGTTGGCGGTGGAACAATAGACATTGTTTGGGGTCCAGATATAGAGTTAATAGAAACAGGAACCGATGTCCAGAGATTTTTAGGGGAAGAAAAGTACAAACCCACCCTGATGGCTATTTATGCTTGTCTTGGAATTCCACCTACCCTTACGGGGACTTTCGGTGCCGCCGGGACTACAAACAACTTTATCTCCCTAAAGACATTAACGGAGAGATTGAACTATGTAAGAAATATTGTAATTGAATTTTGGAATGAGCAAATCAAGATGGTTCAAGAGGCCATGGGCTTTAGATTTGGTGCTAAAGTAGAATTCGACTTTATGTACTTGGATGACCCTGCTGCGATGACACAACTAATGATAAATCTCGCTGACAGAAACATAATAAGCGATGAGCTTGTGCAGAGAAATGTTAAGGCACAACCGGACGTAGAAAGGAAACGACTTAAAAACGAGGAAAACAAAAGAAGGGGAGGCTCCATGTCTGAGAAGGTTAGCCCATACCACGCAGTCGATAAAGAATTCTCTCTTGAAAAAGTATCCCTGCAAACAGGCGTTGTTTCCCCCACTCAGGTCGGAGTTAAGCTCAAGCCTAAGAATGGAGACGAGTCAGCGCTTGAACTTAGACAAAAACCTAAAGAGTCTAACGATACTAAAAAACAGCTAGATCTTCCCTTCGAAGAAGATGAGACCAAAACGGAAGGGCCCGGCAGACCAAAGAACTCAAGAGATATACAGCCTAGAGAAAAAAGAACCTTCAAACCAAAGAGAAGAGCCTCTCTAGAGCTTTGGGCAAAGCAAGTTCAGGAAGCGATATCCGAAACAATGAATCCCGCTATCCTCGCCCAATTTAACAAGAGTACAATGAGAAGCCTAACTTCAGAAGAGTCCTTGCAGGCAGAGAAGATTAAGTTTGAAATTCTTTGTAATATCAGTCAGGGTAAAGAAGTAGATCAAAACTCTATTGCAGAGGCAATCAACGCAGAACCAATATCTCCCGAGATTCATTCGGAGTGCAACTTCTGGATTTTAGAGGCATCCGAAGAGATAGGTAGGAAGCTAACAGTGGAGGAAACAAGAAACCTTCGAGCATCCTTCTATGTGTATTATAAAGAGAATCACGGATAAGTCAAATGTTTGGTGTAATTTTACTATGAGGTAATTGCATGAATGATAATATAAAAGTTTTTGGCTACGAAAAGAGCGATGGTCTTGAAGACCAAATAAAAAATGACTCTTCCCTAGCCTATGTTTCTCAAGTATGTCCCGTTAGACCAGATAGTAAAAAGCTGGAGCTAAACGAGATCATTTCTTCTGTTCACAATAAAAAGCCTTACAAGAAGGCGATGGAAGTCCTTCGCTCTAAAGCGGGACTGGAAGACGATGATGTTTATCAGACGTTTTCTATATTGGTTAGCGCCTCTTGGAACAGGAATGATGATGTCTTCAACAAGGAAGAGGTTTGGGCAGCCAAGGAAACACCTAGATACAAACCCGCTAACTTAGAACATGATGAAAAACAAATTGTTGGTGGAATAATTGGTAGCTGGCCAGTAAACGACGACTTCAGTCTTATTGACGATAGTATGGTCGTTGAAGATTTGCCAGACTTCTACCATATATTAGTTTCTTCCGTTATTTATAGACAGTGGCAAGATCAAGAATATCAGGCCAGAGCGGAAGAGTTAATAAAAAAAATAGAAAACGGTGAGATGTTCGTTTCCATGGAATGTCTCTTTAGAGGTTTTG